GCCTGTGCAATGGTCCCTCCCATGCCGCGAGTAATCTGGGTTAGCTGGTTCGAGACGTTACTAGAGTAATAGACCAATTCACAGGCAGAAGGATCAGCCGGGTATGGCCCAATCAGTGCCAACCCAAATCCCAACACCCAACCGGAAGAACCGACGGTATAGGGGATCGTGGTCGCAGTCGCCGAGAGAACGCCTGAAAGCACGCCGGTACCAGAAGTTCGATCTGACTGTGGGTACAGCTCAATCTGCTGAACCACGGAGTCCTGGTTCATGACCGCCGTGCCAGATATTCCCTTGACGTTGCTATGCCGAAAAATGTCAGATTTATTCCCAAAGGTGATGGGCCAGCCACTGTAGAAGCCCGAAGTCAACGAACGCCAGTTGCCAATAACCTGATACTGAGCTTGGCCAGCAGTGGACGGAATCCCGGTAACGTCGCGGATGCCCTCCGTGATCGCGGTCGCGGCATCTAACCCTTCATTGATCCAGCGGTACAGTGCCGCGCACGACAGACTCGTCCCATCCGTGTCCGGCAGCCAGGCCGAGGAGCGCGCCGGCGGGAAGCCCTGCGCAATGCCAGCCGAGGACAAGATGAATGGGATCGAAAACGCGCCGGTGCCGCCGGCGGGAATGGTGTAAGGCAGGTAGCGGTCCTCGCCCCCAGCCCCGCCCAGGGTGAAGTAGACCCGGATGGCCGTGGCCGCGAACGAGCACGTGCCCGCCACGGTGAAAGTCGAGCCGAGGGCGCCGTTGGCCACAGCGACCTCAGCCGAGGCCGGAGACTCGCCCCAGGGGGTGAGTTGGGTGACGGTGAACCAGATCGCGAGCGCGCCGGTGGGAAGAGGGGTGACGGCGACTCCGGTAGGCGCGGGAAGCGAACTGGGTGGATCTCCAGCTTGCTCACGCAAACTCATTAAGACATCGCCAACAAGACTCCACTGTGCCATGAAGAACTCCCTCTCCTTCTACAAAAAAGCGGCGACCATCCCCGGTCAGTGGGACGGCCGCCGCCGGAGGAACAGCGGTTAACTAGCCGGCGATTAGACCAAGCTCACTTCCACGTCAATCGGCAACGAGGTAATTGTTCCGCCGCCGGTGACGTTGAAGGTCACGGTTGTGATGTTGCAATCGGTTTTGAACGAGTCGGAGTAGTCGAAATATGATCCGGCCGCCGTAACCGGTTGTGTAAAAACCGTCCATATGTTCGTGCCGTCACTTACGGTGACGGTAAACGCGATGGTTGCCGTGGCAGTGGCATTGACTACACGCAAATGCCAATAGCCTGAAGTCGGAGCAGGACCGCCATTCAAATTGAACGCGGTGCCGCCGGTCGAGGGAGTGGTTGTGGTCGCGGCGATAACCAGGCTGTTAAGCCCTGTCGCGGTCGGAGTCTGAGTCGCCGCGCCGTAGCAAGAAGGCGAACCGAACCCCGGCATGGCCTGCGAGATCGGATTTGCAAAAGGAAGCGCCATAATAAATCTCCTTGGGGTAGAGGAGGAAGGTTGAATCTGGGCCTAGCCCAGTCTGCCTCCCCCCTCTTGGATCGGTTCTACACGCAGTTTGTGAACGCCACGTTCATCCTGGGCGAAATGCAGCTCAGGTTCCAGGTCAAGTACATGCACGACACCAGAACGCGCTGGTTGCTCGGCTTCAGGAACGGATCCACATTGAAGTAATCCGCCTCGTGGAAGACCGGGAAAACATACTTCGAGTTCAGCAACATGGCCTGGTTCGCGGTCGCGAAATAGTCAGCCACGGTCACGGCGTTGTTGAACAGGAAATGGTTGCGGAAACCGACCTGCAACGCTTCATCGTCCTGCATCCCCTGGCCGTAGCGAATGTTGCCTACGTATGTGTTCTTGAACGCGGCATAGCTGGTCCGGTTCATCACGAACAGGTCCGGCTCATCGTAGCCCCAGGTGACGGACTGGTAGCCCGGCTCGCAAAGAGTCGAGGAAAGCGGAGCCGCGCTACAAGGAATCGCAGTCGCGGGCAGCCACCAGGCATTTGCGGCCGAAGCGCGATTGATCCCGGCGATGGTGTTGGTGGTCGAAACCACCCACGAGTTCAGATCATCCACATCCAGACTGGTGTTCTGCGGCGAGGTATGCCACAGGGCGCGCGAGAGCTTCTGGAGGAACGAGCCGGAAGCGGTCTGGAACTTGGCCTTGATGATGTCAAGGTTGTTCGACCCGCCGCGATTGAGGATGATGTCGGTAATCGGGATCACGACAGGCTGGCGGTAGGGCTTCCATTGCTGGTTCGCCGGCTGCACCGAGTCCACGACTGAAGTGTCAAGGAGCTGGTCGCCATAGTAAGCGCCACCGGGGAGCTCTTCCTGATAGATTTCCGGGAAGATCAGCTCACCTGCGCCAAACCGCTTGCCCTCACGTGTCAGCGCCCAGAAAACTGGGGAAGGCTTGAACACGTTGTCGCCGAGGACAGGGACGATAAATTTCTGGGAAATTGCATTGACGGTGTTCGAGAGCTGTACCGGCGGCGATGCGAGTCCCAGTCCAACCACGCTATTTGCCATGAGAGGTTCTCCTGGTCGGGCAAACGGGGGAGGTCGCCGACGGGGTTAAAGGTTAAGGTCGCGGAAGCGCGGGGATTGGCCACGCTTCCAGAAAAACTTGCGCTACTGCACCATTCCAAAATTCGTCGTGCCCATGGCCGACTTGATTACGTCTTCATCCGACATCGCGGCGGCCATTGCTTCATCAAACGACTTGACAACCTTGACCTTGTTGCCCTTGGCGTCCGTGCGCTCGTTGAACGGATCAAACTCACCGTCTTTGGCCGGAGTCGTATGCAGAGGATTGCGCGACTGAGGAGGCGTAAGCGAGGCCAACTTGCCCTTGTCTTCGATTGCCTTGGTCAGCTTGATGGTTTCCGCCGCCTTCCACTCATCACGCTCAACCTTCTTGCGCGCATCCCAGGTCAACCGATCTACGGCGTCGGCAACTTGAAGGAAGCCGTCCTTGTCCTTGAGCTGATGCTCGGAGGCATACTTGTAGGCCGCCTCGTAATCCACCGTGACGCCCTTGGGAAGATCCTTGGTGGCCGCGGCGAATTGCGACTGATACTGGTCATTCAGGTAACGGCCGACCGAAGTGTTGACGACGCCGGTGACTTTGCTTAGGCCATCAGTGAGGGTGGACTTCAGACCATCAAACTGACCAGGAATTTTAGCCATATCGGCGCGAAGAGCCGCCATTTCCTGATCGCGCTTGGCCAGTTCGGCCTTCATCTGCTTCACGACCGGCCCGAGCAGCGGGTCGTCGTCGGAGAGGCCGTACTCGACTTGGGCGGCTGCGCGGAGTTCAGTGGTGGTTGGAGTCGTCTGCTGGGTCTGCACGGTCGGAGCCACAACTTTGCCATCCTGCGCCAGCCAGCCGGCTTGCACAGCCTGCTGAAACTTGGACGCAAAGGCCAATTCGGCCTGGCCGAGGGTGTTCTGCCGCTGCTCAATCTGCGCGGTCAGAGCTTGACGCTCGGCCACGGGAAGGGCGCGGATTTCGCCGACCTGAACTGTGCTGCCGTCAGGCAGATTCAGAATCATGTCATCGGCATACTTGGCGTTCGAGAGAATGTCTTTGAGGGCCATGGGGGAGGACTCCTTCGGCGACTACGCGCCTGGTTGTGACCCCATCCCGCCTGACTGACCAGCGGGGTTAGGGATAGCTGCGTTGTTGGCAATGGGTCCAGCGGCGGACGTAGTGGCCGCGGCCTTCTCCGCTTCCTGAATCGAATTGTCGAGATACTTGACGACGTTGGCGAGATTGCGGGATACGCCAGGAATCGTAAAAACGGCCCGTGTGTAGAGGGAAACGACCATAGACTTGATCGAGGTCAAAGACTTGACCATCGCATCGGGATCGGCGCCTTGAAGCTCGGCCAATTGCTGAGAGAGCTGAAGGCCGGCGGGGGTTGTGGGAGGAGCATTGGGACCGGGAGGCGGAGGTCCACCGGGGCCGCCAGCATCAGGGCCACCAGGCACGGGAGGGCCACCCATACCCATCATTCCGGGCGGAGGAGGCATTGGGCCGCCGGGACCGGCAGGAGGGCCACCGGCACCAGGACCACCGGGGCCGCCTGCGCCGCCGGCTAATTTGCCTATCAGTTGCCGGGCCATCATCTGTGCCAAAGCTGGATTTGCGGTTCCCATTGGATTTGAAATCCTCGGTGGATGCTGACTACTTCTTGTCCGACCAGAACGGCTTGTCGCCACCTTCGGGGATCAGGCCAAGCGGATCTTTGATGTTGACGACAGGAGAATTGTTCACGTCGGGGCCGGGCTCGTTGCCAGTTCGCCCAACCGTAAGCGGGGACTTCAAAATCTCGGTGTTGAAATTGACCCCGAAACCTTCCTTGATCTTTGCCATGGTGCTGCTCCTCAATGCTGGGTTCGTAGTACTTGGTTGAACTTCTCGGCAGACCGACTACTTCCGGCCCACAGTGCTCTTACCGACACGCCGGTCAATCTTTTTGGTCATTCTGGCTACCGTATGCCGAGTGCCTACCTTGGCTAGCTTCATGATTGGTCTCCTTGGGAACCAGCAGGGGAAGAGGGTTACCGCCACCTCCCCTGCCGTTTCCTGTCTTGCGCATCGAACGCTTTCGGCGGAGAGGATGGGGTTAGTCCCCCACCAACTCCCACCCGCCGCCGAACGAGAGAACCGGCGAACCAGATCTCTCTACTTGCGAGCGGCGGTGCGCCGACGCCTGGTGGATCGTCTGCCTCCACGAGAAGCCATCCGCGTACCTCCTTCGCTCCGGGTCGCTGGGCTAGGCTGTGCGGGAATTAACCCGAGACAGCCGCCGAGCAGTTAAGAAGACGAGGCGCGAAGGCCAGCGGCACCGTCTCCGGGATGAGTCAGGACCGATGAGCCGAGCGAGATTTCTTCGCACGGTCAGCGATCCGGGCACGCATGTCGCGCAGAAACTTCCGGGGTTGGCCAAAGTCCTTGACGACACGAGAATCAGATTTCGAGGGGGTTCCGGCCATCAGGATGGTCTCCTTTCGGAAGTTGGTGCGCGGCTAGGATGGGGCAAGAGTAAAGCTCGGGAGGACGAATCCCCCCGGACTAACTACTTGCGCTTTGCGGCGGCGCGCCGCTCTTTCTTGGTTTCCTTGCGCTTGTGGGCCATGATGTGTTTCTCCTTTGCACGAGCCAAGCCGAGGCCGAAGCCCAGACGAGAGCAGAGTGCGATTAGGAGAAGGATAGAACGGAAATGAGAGGATGGGAACCCCCTCGCCATAACACCAATGCTGTGCGAGAGCAAAAATTAGTAGATATTGTGTATAAAAACCCGTCCCGAGTGCAAACCGCCATGGCGAAACTGACAAATAGGAATTCCAAATTCAGCAAGAACCCCAGTTCGTATCCACCAGTGAACGGTCTGCGGCCTGCGCCCCATCACTCTGCTGAATTCAGTAACGGTCAGCCATTGCCCCGGCCACGAGCAGGCGGGAACGCCTCGCGCAGAAGAAGCGTGATCCGGGATTGTTGTGGCTGTGACCGCTGTTGCCGTTTTCTCACCCGCCTTTATCATTTGCGGCCACTCTTAACCTTCGCCAGCGCGGCCAACGCCTGCGAGGTCTCCTGTTCCTTGGCAATTCCTTCAGGATCAGGATAGCCCAGCGTCCGAAGCCCGCGTTCTGGCCCGACCACGCCACTCTTCATCAGGTCAGGCGTAATCTTGCGCACAATCGCTTCGGACAGCGGCCGAACGCTTGCGTCGTCCAGCGCAACGTCATAAGTCGAGGGATCGACCATCCCATTCCACGACGCGAGGGTAATCCCCTCGGGACCACGATACGGCAGAGTGGTCTTGGCCTGATATTTGCACATCGTATCGAAGAAGAACTCGCCAGCCATCTGCGCCGTCTCGCTCAGGAACCGGCCGGCAAGCTGAAGCAAACCGGAAGATTGCAGAACAGCCGAATCAAATAGATCAGTCGAAACATTCCCGGCTCCAGGGTCACCCTGGCGCGAAGCGGAGAACCCGAGCACATCGTTTTGAAGGGAGAGAAGTTTCTCGGCGCCCTGGAGCGCGCCGCTGCCAATAGCGTTCGGGGTGATCGGCGTGGGAGGCTTCGACCCAGGCTTGATCGTCACAACCTCGCCCGGCAGCCCGCCAAACCCATCAATATCGATTCCCGTGTTTTCCTCGATCACCCAAAGCGCGTTGTTCATGCGCAAGCCATTCTCGAAGATTTGTGAGTAGAACCGTTGAGCTAAGCGCTGCATGTTCTCGGTCATGCGGGTAACAGGAATGCCCCACGGGCCAAACAGAGGCGGCAAAACGTAATTGGGGAAGATGGGGAATCGGGGCGCGGCGATGTCGCGACGGGGCGGGTATGGGTTGTCGCCGTCTTGCAGAATCACACCTTCACATTCTACGAGCCAACGTCCGTTGGGATATTTCAAACGGACTTCTGGGTCGATCAGCGAAGTCGCTGGAACGTCATCTTTCTCGACAGTTTCGCGAGTGTAGTCACGGCAGAAACAATGCCGAACGAGCACACGCCATTCACTACTCTGGGTGCGCGCATTCTGACC